CAGCTGGCCCTGCTGACCGGGCTGACCGATCATACTCCCACACTGGACAGCGTGGCTCTGGTGCAGTTGATGTTGCTGCTGAGCTTTGGCCGCAGCATCCTGAACAAAGATACTGTGGCTACCATTATTCACGCCCTGGGATGGTTTGGTCAGAGTCTGCTGCTGGCCATGATTTTATTTAAATGATGGTATAGACTCTGTGCCAATAAAATCATAGAATACTGATATATAGATGTATGCCGTATTTTTTAATCCTGATTTGAACTGGAGAATGGTAAAACCATGAAATTAAAGCCGCCACCGCGCAACACCAACAAGCTCAATCCCTTGTTTATCAACAAGCCTGCTGAGCATAAACCACCGGTAGTGTTCATTGCCACGCCCATGTTTGGTGGCCAGTGCAACTACATGTACATGATCAGCATGATCAATCTCTTGACCAAGCTGGCGCAGAATGGTATCAGCTGCATGTTTGAAATCGCAGCCAACGAAAGCCTGATCACCAAGGCTCGCAACATCCTGGTTGAAGGCTTCCTGAAGAGCAATGCCACACATCTGCTGTTCCTGGATGCCGACCTGGGCTTCCAGCCCGATGATGTTCTTCGCATGATTCAGGCTGACAAGGACATCATTGGCGGACAGTATGCCAAGAAAAAGATTAACTGGGATGTTGTGAAGAACGTTGTACAAACTCGTCCGGACATTCCAGGTCCCATGATCAATGCCGTGGTGTCGGAAAGCACCTTCCGTCCCATTGGAGACCAGCTAAGTTTCAACATCAACGAACCAGTTGAGGTTGAATCTATTGCTACTGGTCTGATGTTGGTCAAGCGAGAAGTCTTTGAGAAGATGGCGGCCGAGATGCCAGAGATTGAAATCATCTCTGGCGGAAGTGAAACCATGGATCCAGTTACCATGACTCGCATTACCGATGCACATCGCAAGGCGCATGCCTACTTTGATGTCAGCATTGATCCAGTCAGCAAGGCCTATACGTCGGAAGACTTTACCTTTTGCAAGCGCTGGCGAGAGCTGGGCGGCAAGATTTATCTGGCTCCCTGGACCAAGACAGTGCACGTTGGTACCTATGAATATGTCTGCGATCTAACTGCCGTGGCCACCTGGGCTCAGGGACCGGCTCCAGAACAGCAGTCACCAGCCATCACCAAGGTTGCATAATGGGCGGCGTCAACGATCGTGTCCGAGGTCAGGATCATCTGGGTCTGGTTCTGACCGGACCCAATGGTGAGGTCAAGGTCAATAAAACCGTGCCCGAGCATGGCGAGCCACTGACCTCGGAGTTTGTAATTACCCGAGAGTTCGCCACGGCCAATGACTTCAGCATCTGGGTGGAGAAGCAGCATCTGGAGTCCGGACTGCCCCGCATGGAGATCATCATCAATTACTGCGATGACAAGGACATTGATATTGAAGTGGTGGCTCCCCTGATCAATCGCAATCTCAAAGAACAGATTCGCGAAGAAGCCGAGGCAGCCAATTTGATGAGAAAGAGTGCCAGACTACCATAACTATGACACCAATGACTGATTATGAAGCCTACAAGATGTACATGGCATTGCGAGCGCATTTTCAAACCGACACCTATGATGTAATTAAACAGCGAGGCCGTATCCGCACCAGCCAGAAAAACTATCTGGGGTCAGGCAAGAGTTTCAGTTTTCAACGACTGGTCAAGCAGTACAAGGACGATGAGATCTGTGACTTCATGGTGGCCAATTTTGTGGCCGGCAATCGCTGGGGTGGCGTGTTTGATGTGGATGCCAATCGAGAGTATCAGGCCTGGAAGCGCCGAGTAGAAAGCCTGCGCTACCAGTTCACTCAAGAGGTACAAAAACTTATAGATATTGAAGTGGATCGAGGCATTGGCCTGTTTGATGTTGAAGCTGGCCAGCATCCTGTAATCCTCAAGGAATACTATGGAGGACGAGTGAGTTTAGAAACGCTGGTGATCCTGAACAGAATTACAGGATTTGTTGCTGATTTCGATGCCAAGCTATCAGATACTCTGATGTGGCCCGAGACCAGCAGATTGATTAAAAAGTACCAGCCGTTTCTGCGTATCAACCTAGAACAATATCAAAAAATCTATGAGCAAACCCGAGAAGGATGAGCCCGACGGCTTCCCTAGTTTAGAGCAGTACGAGAATGCCAGATTGGAAATCATTGAAAATGAACTGGAGTCCCTGAGCGAAGATGTACATAAAATGGCTCAGGTCATCGACAGTCTGGCCAAGGCACTAAAGGAGACTCAGCAGTTTGCCATTAAAATTGGCGTGAGTCAGAACCGCATTGTGGAACGAGTTCAGAGCTGGCCGTTCGTTCCAGTGCAAAAACACGACGAGTAGGACATGGGCAAGACATTTAGAAAATTTGTGGATCAAGAACGACAGCGCAGTAAAAAACCAAAATATTTTCCTGAGTCTGCCATAGACAAACACCCAAAGAAGATATATAATGTAGTATCTGAGGAAGACTTGGATACTGATGATGACACACTAGATGAAGTCGACACTCAGTTTATACAACGCAAATAAGGAGCAATACCATGGCATTTAATAGTCTATCCGATCTACGCAAGTCCCGCGGTGGCTTTGACAACCTCATGAAGGAAGTCGAGAAAATTGGCCAACCCGCAGGCGGTGACCGCAAAGAAGATGAACGTCTCTGGCAACCCACGGTTGACAAGGCGGGCAATGGCTATGCGGTAGTTCGTTTCCTCCCTCCACCCATGGGCGAAGAACTGCCTTGGGTCCGCGTCTGGAATCATGGCTTTCAAGGTCCCACTGGCAAGTGGTATATTGAAAACAGTCTCACCACCATTGGTAAACCTGACCCTGTCAGCGAACTCAACAATGAGCTTTGGAACAGCGGCAGCGAAGCCAACAAGGAGATTGCTCGCAAGCAGAAGCGACGCCTAGCCTATATCTGCAACGTCCTGATCATTTCTGATCCCGCAAATCCTCAGAATGAAGGTCAGGTCAAGCTCTTCAAATTTGGTAAGAAGCTGTTCGACAAAATCAAAGATGTCATGCAGCCGCAGTTCCAGGATGAAGAGCCCATCAATCCTTTTGACTTCTGGAAGGGTGCGGATTTCAAGATCAAGATCCGCAACGTCGAAGGCTATCGCAACTATGACAAGTCCGAGTTTGACAAGCCCCGTGCTCTGTTCGACGACGATGCGAAAATTGAAGAAGTCTGGAAGGCTGAACATAGCCTGACTGATTTCCTGGATGCCCGACACTTCAAGAGCTACGACGAGCTCAAGCAAAAGCTGGATCGAGTCCTTAATGGAACCGCCACTGTTGCCCGAGCCGAGAGTGTTGACCTTGATCGGGTCAGCAAGCCAGCGGTAGCTACCAGCAGCGCGGAACGTACTGCGGTACGAGCCAAGGCTGTGGTGGAAGATGAGGATGATGATGAAAGTCTGAGCTATTTCGCCAAATTGGCCAGCGACGACTAAGTAGTCAAGCAGCAAAATAAAAGGGAGCTTCGGCTCCCTTTTTCTTTACCAGAAATGACTGGTGCGAGCCGCATACTGCTCCAGTGCGCTTTCACTGCTGCGTACTGGCGCTCGGCTGACCTGTATGGCCGGCGGCATGGGTGGAGGTGCGGTCTGTCCGCCGGTCTGTATCACCACGGGTTTGTTGCTTTGCTGAGTCTTCATACCATCGTTGATGGCTGATCGAGAACTCACAACTGCTGCCGAATCACGTTCCCGTTTGGCTGGGGCCACGCCCGCTGGTTTGGCTGGTGGTGCCACGGGTTTAGAACCAAATTCTTTTTCTGCTGCTTTGACCAGGTCGGGATTGTTGGGACCAGCCACAGCTCGGATAGCTGACAAAGCTCGCTCTGGAGTAATCTGTCCTTTGGCAACCATGGTCTTGTATTGCTCGACCATGGGGAAGCTCTGATACTCCAGAGTTTTCTTTTCAATCTTAACCGATGGTGACTTGGCTGGCGCAGGTGCTGCCGAAGTTTTGGCTTCTTGTTTTTGCAGATAGTCTTTTTTGCCAATGCCATACAGTCGGGTATACCAGGGAGCGTCCTTTAATTTTTCCTGTTCAGTCTGCTGTTCTTTTCGCACTACTGCGGCATCTTTGCCCTGATTGGCGTCCAGGATACCGGCAGCCATGGCAGTATCACCGCTGGCAGCACCCAACATGGAGTTTTCCTGCAGCGCTTTACGGTTACCAGCCTGGCTTTCTGTGGCCAGCAAGCCTGTGGCACCATAGCTCAGTGCAGCACCGCCGGCAACAACCGCAGTCGGAACACCAACTGCGCCCAGCAATCCTGTGCCAGCCGCACCTGGTACTTTGCCGCCACCTGGTACTTTGCCTCCTGGTAGTTTGGGCATGCCAGGTAATTGCAGTCCACCGCCGATGCCGTTGATGGCCACAATCAGCTTCTCGGTCATTCTATCCAACATTTTCTGCAGCACTCGGGGAGTCAGTTTGCTTTCAGTGGTCTCCACGGTTCCAGAGTCAGAGAATGCTGCGGCGTTGGCTGCGTCCATGGGCCGCACCGAAGCATCATTGGCGGCCACGGCAGGTTTACCAATCAGGGCGGTAGGCGCTGCTGTCAGTGCAGGCTGAGATCTGACCACCTGAGCGGTAGGCGTGGCTGGAGCAGGGTTGCTCAGAGCTGCCTGTTGTCCTTCCAGACGAGCGGCCTGATTGCTGGTTGGGCTAAAGGCGCTGAAGAAACGCTGGCCGGCCTCGGTGCGTTTGCCTTCGATGTTGCGTTCATTCTTTTCCAACACCATGTTGCCCAGTATGCTGGCCGCACCACGTAATCGGCCCATTTTGGCTTCCTGGAAGCTGCCGGCCTCGCCTGTGGTGGTATTACGCACACCACCTCGGGCCGACGTATCGTACTCAAAGCCGGATTTAAGCACAGTCTTCTTGCCGGTAATGGCCGCCCAGGCATCGCCGATGTTGCCCTGATTGCCTCGAGCGCCTGTAGTGGCTCGCATTTCGGCATTGCGGGCTATGTCCTTGATCTTTTCCTTGGCTGGTGAGTTGGCAGAAACATCTAACTCACCGCGAATTTTTCCAAGCTCCTCAACCAGCTTTTCACTTTCCTCGGAGCCAGCCTCGCGGAGCTGCACCAGAGTATCTTCCAGACGTTTAAACAGATCCTGTTGCTCTTTACTGGCTTCAGCCAGCAGACTGTCACGCTTGGAGGTCTCAGCCACGAATTTTTCAAAGGCCGAGCGGTTACGATCGGTCAGAGTTTCGTTTCTGGCGCCACCTTGTTGTATGGAAGTCTTGGCACCAATTACTGCACCCAGCCGCTCCAGCCTGGTGGTTCTGCTGGCTTCGGTTTCTTCCGTGGCTGGTCGATTATCGGCTGCCGGTACGGGCAAGGACTGTCGTTGCTGTCTGGGCTGTTGGTCAGCAAAGGTCTTGGTAAAGTCATGTCGCAGACCCCGTACCTCGGTGCGAACGTCACCCAGAGTAACAGTCTGACTATCGCCCCGGAGCTTGGTTAACTTGGCAATCTGCGCCAGAGCCTTTTCCTGAATGTCTTTGTCAGGTGTAGAGTCAGCTATGCGCTGCTGCGCCTCGATTAGCTCGTCGATGCTGAGTGGTGAACTTTTCTTTGCCATGTTTAGTTCCAGTTTCTAGGTTCTGGTCTAGGGCCAGGTTCCGCTTCGGGTTCCATGCCAGTTTCTGTTTCTGATTGTTGATACCTGCTGGTATATTCAGAATTATAATCTTCGCGATAGTAATGCACACCGGCTATTTTTTCTCGGCCCCGACTCCAGGCAGCAATGCCCAGTACAGCACCCATGGCCATGTGAAACAATCCAGCGCCCTGCAGAGTCATGGGTTCCCAGG